CTACTATTTTGCTACTAGTTCAGCTATTCGGGTACGAAAATTATTGACCGCTCCAATGCGTTGGCTATGGCAACAGCAGTATCGTCTCTCTGAGCTGCTCCAACGTTTTGTGGTTGTAAGTGCGGTTTCCGATGTCGCTGGATTTATGCCCCATCAACAAGTCTATGCACTTTCTGTTTCCGCCGGCATTATCGAGCAGGGTTTCAAAAGTGTGGCGCGCCTCATGCGGAGTCTTTTTCGCGTTGATTTTGTCCATGACCTCGCCCCAGAATTTATAGTATCGGTTTGATGACAGCTTTTTCCCGTTGAAAGTGAACAAATACGGTTTTCCCTTTTCCACCCATTCCCGCACAAACGGAAGTATCTTGGGATGTATCGGGACGATTCGCCCTTTTCCTGCCGCCGTTTTAATTCCTCCGCGAAAAGTCATGTTCTGGAGGTCGATTTGGTCGGTTTGCATCGTTAAAAGCTCGGTGATCCGAAAGCCCGTATAGATGAAAATCAGTACCGTATCTACCCATGGCTCAGTTTTTATTTTCCAGAGTGACTCTACCTGATCCAGCGTGAACGGGGTGCGTGTCGTGTCGGGGGTTGGGGATGAAGTGGTGAGTTGGGAGTACATTTTTACTATGATGTCGCACTCAAAAGCAAAAGCATCCAGATGCCCCCAAAGAGCCTTGATTGCGGCTTGTGTGCTATAGCTCAGGCCGCAGTTGTCTATACAGTCCTGCATGTGATAGGCGCGCAAAGTGCGATATTTCGCCCCGTAGTATTTGGAGAGGTGGCGATAGGCGGATTTAAGGCTGTGCTGATTTGCAGGGCTCAGTTTCGGAGCCTTTACATCAAGCCAACGCTGGTATAGGTCGGCGAGCATCACGCGATTTCTGTCTATCGACCATGGGTTATCGTTGTACTGAGCGAGGATAATCCTTGCCTCCTCCTCGGTTTTTGCATAGTCTATAGGAACCTGTCGCCCAAAACCCTCCTCATCGTATACCGTTACCCGTACCATCCACGGGCGAGAGCGGTTTCCGGAAAGGCGCGTGATACTGCCGTATCTGTTGGGATTCCTTCTCATTTGCGCATCCTCCGTCCTTGCGGAACCGAGGGTGTCGTGATAAAATTTCGGTGTGTGGCCGAATCGCACCTCGGTTCGGAATTGGCGCTCGCAACTGCAATTGCGGGCGCTTTTTTTGTGTTCTTATGCCTCTATTCCGAGCCGCTCCTTCAGCGCCTCCTGAAGCACCTGAGAGAAATTCAATCCTTTTGCGTCTGCCTCCTCGTTGAGCCACTCCGGAATGGTGAGCGTTTTCTTGATGGCGCGTTGGTTGTTCCGGCGATAGTACGCGGTTGTGTCGCACGCGATCCAGTTTACGAAAGAACCGGCCGGGGCGGTCAGAGACTCAGACGGGGCGGCAATGCTCTCGCCTCTTTTTTCTTGGCAGTAGATAGAGAACGCAAGAACATCCTCGGCCATATAGAGAGCCTCTGCCAAAGTGTCGCCACAGGTGTAACAACCCTGTAAATCCGGAAAGTCAACGGAATACCCACCCTCTGCTTCTGGTGTGAAAATCGCGGGATATGCGTATTTAGACATATAGTGCCTCCTTTTTCTGTAGGTTTTCCAATGGGGGAGAAGAAGTGAAAGAACCGGGGCTTATTTCAGCCCCGCATCTTTCAGAATCTTGTTGCAGGTTCCGGTTCTTACTTCCTGTGAGTCATGCCTTGGCACTTGGAAGTACTTACCCGTTATCGGGCTGTACCACTCTTCGTGTCGCGTGCCTTCCTCGCTCAGATAGCATCCGGCTTTTCGCAACTTTCGTTTCAGCTCTGATGTTTTCATTTCTTCCCTCCCTCATTTGATAATACGATTATAACACGTATTAACACGTATGTAAAGAGGAAATGATAAGTGTTTACACGTATTTTCGGTTTAGAATCCCTCGTGCGTGCGGGGAAAACTTCCCGATATATTTGTCGGGAACATCGGCTGGAGAATCACCCCCGCGTGTGTGAGGAAAACGCTCGCGTAAACTCGCGTAAAGGATCCCCCGCGTATGCGGGAAAAACTAATTGGGTGGAAACGGGTAGTATTCCCACCCGAAGATTACCCCCGCGTGTGCGGGGAGCACCTGATTATACAGCCTACAGGGCGTTGAGCAGCGGATCACCCCAGCGCGTGCGGGGAAAACTCCTTCTGGATGAAGACCACATCGCCGTCCATGGGATCACCCCCGCGTGTGCGGGGACCACAGGTCGCTTCGTCGTCGATTGCGACTGCATAGGGATCACCCCCGCGTATGCGGGGAACACTCCCGAACCCGATACCCGTCAGCCATCTCGATAGGATCACCCCCGCGTGTGCGGGGAAGGTTACCGGCCTTCTGAGAAGTCAATCACAAGCACTCGCCCTAAGCGCGCTTTGATACGTCTCTTGTTGCGTATTTCTCATCTTCGAGCATAACCTCCATCCGGGTCGTAATTTTTACACGGTCTACTGCATCCAGCTGGACAAAAAGCTCAACAGCCTCCAGTGCGTCTTCACCGTAGCGAGCGGCGAGGGTACTGCGGGGCGTGGAAGAGAATTCTGCTCTTTCAGAAGGGACATCATATCCCATCAGCCACGCTTCGCTTACCCCAAGAGCCATTCCTAAAATGGACAGCTTATCTTGTTTCGGTTCTGTCTTGCCAGAGACATACTGGCTCAAATCGCTTTTTTGAATCTGAATGCCGAATCTATCGCTATACGGTTTGCAGGCCTCTAAAATATCGACCTGTCTTAGATTTCTTTCGGACATGAGCTGCTTCAATCTAATAGATGTGCTTGTTTTTTCCATAAATACCCTCCAAATGAAATTATACACAACCGGAAGCGAAATTCAACAACAAAAAACACAAGTTCAAAATACTTGAAAAAAGCGTTGACAATCGGTTTGTAACTGATATACTTGAAATAGTTCAATACAGTTGAACTTGAAAGGAGGGCTAAATGGCATACAACTATGCAAAATTGCGTGGGAGAATCACAGAAGTAACTGGAACACAGTCCGAGTTTGCCAAGCGTATGGGGCTGTCTGTGAGATCGGTATCTCTAAAGCTTCATAATCGAATTCCATTTAAACAAACGGAGATTCAGAAGGCGTTGAGAGTGCTGAACCTCACTGCGGCAGACATCCAAGAGTATTTTTTTACCCTTGAAGTTCAATATGCTTGAACTAAACGAGGGGTGCCAAGGAGGGAGGTGAGAACACGAAAAAGAGCAAAGAAGAGACCCTGCCCGAGATCCGTGGCTGGACGCGAATCATCGTCGAGACATGTGCGAATACGTAGGTGTGGACGCGGAGGAAGAGAAATGAGGAAAGAGTTTTTAGCAGATGTGCGGGCAGACGTCGACCGACTCGCGGAGCTGTGGCGCAAGATTGAGTGGCTCTACGAAAATGCCGTTGCTAATCTCGATGCACTCGAGATTGCAGACACAGAGGATGGCGACACCGAATCAGACTATCTTTTTGCCATTTCCACTGGCATCCAGCAAGCGATGGATGAGTGCGTCGAGTTCGACGCGCACTTTCGGAAAAAAGTACGGTGCGAAAGAGGAGGGAGAGGCATGAACAGGAATAACGTTACGCTTCTGATCGGCATGATTCGCGCGGCGAATGGGGCAGTCAGCTATATACAGCAAATGGCATACGCACTCGAGTATGACGGCGAGGTCGCGGAGCTGATAGCGGACAGTCTGCACGAGGCATACGTCGCGATTGAGGCAGCAGGGGATAAGCTCTATGAGTACCGCGCCACAAAAGCGGAGGATTGACATGGCGAAGAGACCTTTATCAGAGCAGCTAGAGATACTCGCAGGCGTTGTACGACTAATTCACGATGAGCTTCCGAGCGACATTGATGGAGACGACTCGATTACAGCGTGGCGCCTCAACTTCGCGAGGGATGTTCTGAAGCTCGCCAGCAAAGAGTTGAAACAGGACGGGAAGTAAGCATGTGGGGGAAGGAGGAAATCGTGAAAAACCGAGGGTTGTTCGAGAAAAGGTTCAAGGAGGCAATGCAGACCCTTGGGCTGAAACAAGCACAGGTTGCCGGGCTTACAGGGCGGAGCAAGGCCTCGATAAGTCAGTACCTTTCCGGAGATCAGGTTCCCTCCGAGGCGGCTCAGCGAGAAATGGCGAGAGCGCTCGGGCTTCAGGAGGACTACTTTCTGAGACCGGAAGAGGAAGCGGCGGAAGCGGTTCCTTGCACGCCGCGGCGTCGTGGATCCATACGACAGCTAAGCGTCAAGGAAGCTGCGGCAGTGCTTGGCATTGACAGAGTAGTGCTCAGCAAGGGGCTCCGGCAGGGGGTTTTCCCTTGGGGGTATGGAATTAAAACCACTGAGCGCTCATGGAAATATGTAATCAACGCCGACCGCATGGCAGCGATTGAGGGCGTTGAAATTTAGGTAGACGCGGAGGAGTGTTATGGGAGTAAAACGGGCGACGTCATCGAGGCTGCTGGAGGCTGCGGCGCTGATTACCGATGCTACGCGACGGCTTGAGGGGGTTGAGTTTGAGAGCCATGGCTGTCAGGAGTACTGGGAGAACAGGCTGGCAATCAGAGACCTCAGGAGCGCGATTGACCACGTCAATACCGAGGTCGAGTGCGTTAATCGGAAGAAAGAGAGGTCTTGATGGCTACAAAACAGGAGGTTCTTAGGTACATCGACACGGCACTGGATGAGATACAGGATACCATGGCAAATCTTTTGGCCGCAGAGGATGGTCTGAAAGAGGTGAAGGAGCTGGTGCTGACCGGAGGTGCAGGAGATGCCCACAAGTCTGCTTCCGGATACATCGAGGGAGCGCAGGGGGCTTGCACAAACCTGAGCCTGACGGCAGACAAGCTGCTCCGTTGGCTCTCCGCATGTGACGGGCAGGAGATTACAGAGGGGGTGTAGGTGTGGTTTTGTACAAATACTACACGATGGAACGACCGCCGGGACCCGGCGCAATCCCGAGTTGGGGGCTTGTAGACACTGAGTCCTACGATGAAAAATGGGACGGCTGTATGGGTGGCATGGTTCGGGCGTGGGGTTGGGCACTGTATAACAGACACTTGGATTTGAAGGAAATTCGCGACTATGAGCTCGCGTACGGAGGAGAGGTTATCAGACCATGAGGGAGATTAAGGTGAGTGACGTTGTGAACGTTGAGAAGGCGGCAGAGCAGGTAAACAGAGCTGGCGAGGGTTTTATTCGCGTTATGCGCGAGAGAAACGAGGAGAGCCTGCGTTGCGAGGTGGAGGCACTGCGCAAAACGATTCGGAGGCTTGAGGCAGAGAGCGATCGGTCGACAACCAAGATTGTCAATCTGCGGAGAGCACTTGAGCAGGAGCGGAGCCTCAAAATCGGAGCATTATTCATGGCACTGCTGGCATTTAGCGGACTTGCGTTCGCGGTCGGCTACTGGATGTGAGGAGGATACGAAATATGGGGTGCATGGGACACGAGGATGCAATGGTGAAGGGAGTCTACGGTGATGCGCTTGACGAGCTGATGAGCGCGGTGGCCGATGAGGCCGAGCTTAGAGCTGAGCACAAGGTCTTGCAGCGGATGTGCCACAGAGCACAGATTGACGTGGCGAAGCGCGGAGGAGATCTCGAGTATGCGAGTCTCTACATCTCGGACATCCTCACCGCCATGGGGTGGGAGGACAGCTACGAGGCCGTCAGGATTGCCGAGGAAAAGGAGAACGAGAAGTGAAACTCTACGAGATTACTGAGGACTTCGAGCGCTTAAGGGAAATGGCCCTTGATCCGGATGTGGACCCCGAGGCGATTCGTGACACGATGGAGGCTATCGAGGCGGATTTCGAGGACAAGGCCGATGGCTACGCCAAGGTTATCCGGATGCTTGAGACTGATGAGGATGGGCTGGATGCAGAGATAAAGCGCTTGCAGGCGCGGAAGAGCGCTGTGAGCGGCAACAAAGGGCGCATCAAGGAGGCCCTCGAGAAAGCTATGCGGCAGACGGGGAAAACGAAATTCAAGACATTGCTCTTTTCCTTCGGGATTCAGAAAAACCCGCCGAGTGTGGCAATCCTGAAAGAAGACAGCGTCCCGATTGACTATCTGGTTGTTCCGGATCCACAGCCGGATAAGAAACGCATCCTGGCAGAGCTGAAAGCCGGAGCAAAATTCGACTGGGCGGAGCTGAGGCAAACGGAGGCGCTCCGAATCAGATAAGGAGAAAAATCATGGCGGAAAAACTAAAAATCAGAGCGTTACGAGCAGAGGAGATTGACTGCCGCGTTTCTACAATCAAAGACAGTGGGTTGTCGTTGGTGCTCTACAAAGACGCGAGGGTTGATCAGACCATTCTCGATGAAATGTTCGGTGTTTTTGGCTGGCAACGGTCCCACCAGTTGATTGGCGACCGCCTCTACTGCACGGTAGCAGTCAGAGACCCGGAAACCGGAGAGTGGATCAGCAAACAGGATGTCGGCACCGAATCGAACACCGACAGAGAGAAGGGACAGGCGAGCGATGCGTTCAAACGCGCGTGTTTTAACCTTGGAATCGGAAGGGAGCTCTATACCGCCCCTTTTATCTGGGTTGAGGCCGGCAATTTCAGTATTACCACGAAAAACGGAAAACAGACTACCTACGACAAGTTTGCCGTGACCGCGGTAGAGGTTGCGGACGGAAAAATCACCGCTCTTGAGGTAAAAAACCAAAAAAATGGCAGAGTTGTTTTTTCGATGGGGTTTGGCAGAAGGGCAGCATCACCGCCGACCGCCAAGACAGAGCCTACACGGGCCTCCGCTCCGCCCACAAATCCGACACCACCGCCCACACCACCCGCCGACGCTCCGCTCGATACAAAGCGCGCACTGGAGATGCTTGGCGTGGTAAAGCGCCACAAAATCCCGCAGGAGGAGTTGCTGAGGCTTTACAACATCAAGGCCTCCAGCGAGCTCAAGGTTTCCCACTATGAGGATTTCAGAAAGCGCGGACAGGCGTGGATTGCTGAAACCGAAAAGATTTACGCATGAAAACACAGGGCAGGTTGACGGGAATTCAAGTCCCGTTCCGGAGCGAAAAGGCGGTGATTTCCTTCGAGGTCACCGCCGATCCGGCGGATGTGGAGCGGTACAAAGACAAAGAGCTCGATATTACCATTGTGCGGCACAGTAAAAAGCGCGGACTGGCAGCCAATGCAATGCTCTGGGCGTGCCTCGGAGAGATTGCTGCGGCGGCAAGGACAGACAACTGGTCGGCGTATCTTTACATGCTTGAGCGGTACGGAAAATACTCGACAGTCCTAATCAAGGCCGAGGCGCTTCCTGATCTACGGCGCGTGTGGAGGGAAACGAGGGTTGTCGGTGAGCGAGAGGACGGCATGGTAGAGGTCCTATGCTTCTATGGTTCGAGCACATACACGACGGAGGAGTTTTCAAGGCTTCTCGATGGCGTTGTGAGCGATATGAAGGAGCTCGGCCTGACTCCGCCCCCGTCGCGAGAGATGCAGGCAGCACTGGAGGAGTTGAGGCGCCAAGAAGAGGCACAAAGGAAGCGGGAGGGTGATAGGTGTGAGAAGTCAAATGTTTGTAATCAAAGGCAGACTTGATGGCATGAATACCATCATCGACACGAACCGCTACCACAAAATGGCCGGAGCCAAAGAGAAGAAGCAGCAGCAACGCATATGCACGGAGGCAATACTGGACTGCAATGTGCAGCCGGTGCAAAGTTACCCGGTTTACATCACGATTTGGTGGCGTGAGCCGAATATGCGCAGGGATCCTGACAACATTGCTTCCGGAAAGAAATTTATTTTTGACGCATTGCAAGAGACCGGGGTTCTACGAAACGACAGCATGAAGGAAATTTGCGGAACCGAAGAGTATTTTGGCGTAGATTCCGATAGCCCGAGAATTGTGGTCATGATACAGGAGCATGATACAGGAGGTTGACTGATGGCAGAGAAAAATTCATTTGTGGTGTACTCGCAGTGGGCCACGATTATCGCAAATCTGCCTGATGAGCAGGCGGCGATACTGAGCAAGGCAATCTGCTGCAAGCACCTCGGCATAGAGTATGAGATTACCGACCCGACTATCAAAGCTGTTTTTATCTCGATTGAGCAGAAGCTTGATGCCGACAACGAGAACTACAAAAAAACGTGCGAGGCCAGAGCAAAGTCCGGGCGCAAGGGCGGTAGTGCCTCTGCCGCAGAGAAGGTGGAGCGCACAGAAGAGCGTGACGACAGCAACTCAGATAAAGAAGCAAGCAAAAGCAAGCAAAACGAAGCAAAAGCAAGCAAAAGCTCTTTTTGCTTAGCAAACGAAGCAAAAGCAAGCAAAAGCAAGCAAAACGGGGGTGATAATGAGTATGAATATGAGTATGAGAATGAAAATGAGAATGAGAATGAGTCCCCTACGGGGACAAAAGAGAAGAGCGTAGCGCGCGATGCGCGCACACCCGCGCACGAGACCGCTGAAGAGCCGGCTCGCAGCAAAGAGCCGAAACACAAGCACGG